TAATAATCGTGGCAGTCCTAGTTGAAAAGCCATATTAATAACACAGCCAAAAGCGACAGGATCAATATTTTCTTCTTTCGTGAAAGACCTTGCATCTTTAACAGCTTGATCGAAGTCTCTTTCGTAGAACTCCATAATCTTTGTATCATCATATTCTATTCCTTCCTGTAAATCGTCTGAGGGTAGTACCAAGTGTCCAACACCAAATGTAGCGTTGCCCAAGTGATCTTTATAAACTTTATTAATCTTACCTTCGTGTTTGATAATCTCTTGTTTTATTTCTTCGTACATTCTATTAGTTTCTCCAAATACCATTTAGCTTTTTCTAAATCTTCAATGCCATTCTTTTGTTTATGCCTAACGACATACTTAATGATGTTGCCTTGAAAATAATCTAGTTTAAATTCTGCTATAAAATCAGATACCTGTATCTTCGTACCAATATAATATGGTGGATTTATTTTATCCTTCATAATTGTCGTACCCATCTGTTTCCTCGTTTAAGGATCATAGGTATTAAGTGTGGCACACCATTTATAATCATTCCACAACCTAGTACAGGTCTCCTAATATTAACCTTTGAGTATGCAAATGCAAGTGAGTCTTTATCTATAAGACAGCCTACATTCATACCCCATCGAAGGTTCTCAGGACTTGACCAATACCCAATCCTAAAATCAGTATGATAATGACCTTGTATAAAGTTCATGCCTATAGACATGGAAGATTTTACAGGATCTTTATTCATGTTATGGCAAAAGTAATATTCACCATATTTATCTTTAATGATTAATCTATCGTGCCAACGCCAATTTTGTTTATCGACACCTAGTATATCTGCGTAGTCCTTCACTGCAAGAGAAGGGAAACCATGATGTTTCCGTTTTCGATAGACCATACTACCATGATTGCTATGAAGTAAATCCATTTTAGGAAATAACTTCTCAATCATTTTGATCTTGTATATCCCTAGCTCTAGTTCTTTAGAGGCATTAGGTAGGTCAGGATCTGAGTCATGAAACGATAAAGCATGATAGTCAAGCTCATCGCCTATACAAACAACCCTGTCAGGTTTATATTGTTTTTTAATAGCTTCTATAAAAGCAAAACTATCAGTATGACTGTATGGTTCGTGAAGGTCTGAGATTATTAAAATCTTAGACATCTTCCCCCTTATGTTGTTGTCACCTTTTTTGTTGTGCAAAAGGTCGTTACATAAACATCAGGAACAACCATTATTTTACTTGCAACTACAACAGCATCAACCTTACATTCTTGTAAAGTGTTATACATCGCTTGTTGGTTTACTTGTGTAATACAAGTTTTATCAAGTGGTACAGTGGGTGACTGAATACATAACCACATGATTAAAAAAAATTTCATCTATTACCTATAAGGTAATTCTCTATCCATATTATTTTTTCTTTGATGACAGCTATATCTTGTTGCATATATGATATAGAGTCTGCTTTTGCTTCGACAGCTTCTAATCTTTCTGACCACATTCCCCAAGTCATTGCTAAACTTGCTACAATAACGATGTAAGGCAATACTGTTTTCATATCAAAGTTCATTTAGACCACTCTACCTTAAACTCATTTCCTTTTTGATCTTGGATAGACATCGTTTGTTTTTCTGTTCCATAGATTTTAGGTGCTAGTTTACCAGCCTTAAAATGAACATTCTTTTGTATAATTTCTAATAGTTTAACCTTAGTCATATTTAACTTAGGATCTTTTTTTGCTTGTTCTAATAAGATATCTAAATCTTCTATCGTGTAGAGGACACTATCGTGTTTTGCTTGTAGGTATTGTTTGTTAAGCTTTTCGTCTTTGTTGATCCATTGTCTCAGTGTTGTCCAAGATACATCTAGTTCTTTGCAACATTCACGAATGGTTTGACCTCTCGCCAACATTTCAAATAAATCAGAGAGGATAGACTGTTTGTATTTACTAGGTCTATTACCTTGTTTTCTTACTACTGCTGTTGTCATTATTTTACCTTTGCTGACATATTGTTTAGTGGATTGTTCAATGCCTTATTAATATTTAAGTTAAGGTTATCTTCGATGATTTTAATCTCATCAAATATTTCTCTTGTATCTTCTTTTTGTCTATCTTCTACATCATTGACTATTTCTGTAATGTGTCTGATGTCACCATTCATTTGACGCAAATCTGCTTTCATATCTGTCTTTAAATCTTTTGCTACATCTGCAACGAGGGTAATCTCATCAAGAATCATATCTAGCTCTGATTTTAAGACTGCTAATTTTTCATCATAGTGTGATAGATCAGGTGCTGTGTATTCTTCTATCTTGGCTTTCATATCCAAGTAGTCATCGTAGAATTTATATCCAGTCCAACCACCACCAATGATTGCACCTATTAAGGATAAGATTAGAAAAAACTTACCACCAGTAAACTTTATGCCTTGATACTCAATACTGGTCATTAATCATATTCTCCATCATGTTATTTTGTGCTGACTCAAACAGACCACCATACAAATCATCTATCTGCATCATGTTATAATTAGAGATATCCATGTCTGTTAAAGTGGTTTGTTGATATTCGTTAAATCCTTTTGTATCTGCTAGTTGTGCCATGACAGCTAATTTAACTGTATCAAGAGCAACTTGATCGCCACTGTCTGCAACTTTAGCTAAAATCTTTTTTGCAATTTGTTCTTTAGTTTCTTTCTGTTGAACAACCTTAACTTCTCTTTCTTCAGGTTCTTGCGTTTCTTCTACTTCTTCTGTTTCTTCTACTTCAGGTTCGTTTTCTACTTCAGGCTCAACCTCGATATCCATTTCAGCTACTTCTTCCATAGCTTCAGCAATTTCAATCTCAACTTCAGGTTCTACCTCTACCTCAAAGTCAGGTAATTCTAATTCTGCCATTTCAATCTCAGGCAGTTCAATAGATATTTCTTCGATATTTATTTCTAGAGGATCTAAGTTATCGCCAAAGTCTATTTCAATAATCTCAAAGTCAGTAGAGTCATTAATAATATCGTCAATAACATCATTAATAATGTCATCTATTATTTCTTCTACTTGTTGAACTACTGCATAAGTAGCAGTTAAAACAGGATCACTAAAGATTGCTCCGTAATAACCTGTTGTATATCCAGCGTCTGTACCCCATAAAGACATTTGTGTAGTAATGTCAGTATAGTTATTAGGCTGAATGATATCTGTGTAGAGATAATCTTGTGTGCCACTAAAATTTAATTCTACTTCTTTTTCTAGTGTTTGAAAGATAGTGTTATCTTGGTTTCTCAGAGTAACTGTAATTTTAAAAATATCTTTACAATCACCATTAGTCGCTGAACAAGTAGGTACAGTAATATTACTTTGATGTGACTCGACAGTTACGCCATAGTTTATATCAAAACCTTGTTGTATTTCTTCAATCGTTAGACCACCATCAGTAATGAGACTATAAACATCACTAGTTATTGTACCTCCACCATCAGCAACACCACGAGTATTAGCCGATCCTGTGCAGACTTCACCATCTTCTAATGTTCCTGAATAAGAACATTGTGTGGTACTAACTTTCCCACTTTGTGTCCATTCGTCTGCTGGGGTTACTAAGTTAGAAGTTTCTTCAGAATAAGAATATGCCTGTGGTAATAGCCAAAACAACGCTACCAAGAATATAGTTTTTAGCATTTGACTCCTTTACATAATCAGGTCGATCTGTAGGGTGACTATCCCAACCAGCTTGTGCTACTTCACCTATTGTTCCAAAGAACGGACAGGGAGTACCAGCCATTTCCATAGCAGAAAAGACACGAGGATCTTGACAAAGAACTGAAACACCAGCAACTTTCATTCCCATACCATATAAGGCACGAGATAATTTTAATCGCTCACAGGTGATGTCTGTAATAGTAGAGCCTTTTGCAAAACCAAATATTTGTGTTTGTAGAGCAATAGAGCCTCCAGAGGTGCATACATCTTGATTAGATATCATGACATTCGGTGCGTTAGCTGTACTAGGTGCTTTATCTACAGTGGTTGTTCCTGTCACTGTAGAACTAACAGTTGTATTAGTATTCGCTTTTACATCTGTAATAGTCGCAACTGTTCCAAATAATAAAAGTATTACTACTAAGAGTTTCATTTACAAATACAGTCGTAACCTTCGCAACACTCACACATGATTAACTCTTTGTATTATCAGCTTTAATCTGTGCTACTCTTGCTATTTCAGCTTCAAGACCATTCTCAATAATGTTTTCTAACTGTTTAACAACACCACCATATAAAGCTACTCTAGTTGCAATAACTTGAGCATTTGCTTCAACAGTGTCAGCCACAGACTCAACAGCAGATAAGTCGCTATCAGACGGCTTTGCTACACCAGAGATATTCCACTCTTTAATGTATGCACCTTGACCATCATCTTGTAAAAGAACATCACTTGTAAAATCTACCTCGTTTACTGAGTTAGCCTTTAGATACTCTTTTATTTTTGTACTTAGTTGTGCCATTTGTTTTTTCCTTTGTTAAATTAATTTAAATCCTTGAAAATATGTATCGGTTGCATTAACAGTTGGTGTTCCTGCGTATGTTCCTAAGTATGCATAAAACTCTATATAGTCATTTACAGATAAACTAACTACAGTATGAACAGTTTTAGATTCTACATTAGAAGGTGCATTAGAACTATTCATATGGTTATAAGATTGTCTTATTTGTGTACCATTTTTATAAATACTAGGTACATTTGTAGCCAATTGATAAGAGCTACTTGAATTAGCACGAAGATTGCCGATAAAAAAATA